TAGTATTTCTTTATCTGTTAAACTACTCATCAATCATCATCCTCTTCAAATGTATAAACGTTACCACAAGAAATAATTATGCAGGGTAAAAGTATTATAACACCTTTAAAAGGCATTGTCTCCACTTTCCCTGTTAGGTTGTTTTGTGTCCACACGGGCCGACTGTCGCAAAATTCAATGTCAAAACCCGTCCCTGTACGCAACTCTATAGATAAATACTTCCCAAATATAAGCCAACTCATACCCTGCCCCCTTGTTTATGTAGTAGACCTGCTCTGAGGCCCTTATCGTAGCTTGTTAGCTCTTCGAGAGTCTCTCCTGACCCTACCCTAAAGCCTTTCAAGTATTCGTCGTCAGAAGAGCTTAAAACGCGTTCTTTAACGAATACACCGTCGACCATTTTACCCTTGCGGTCTTTTATGTCCTCATAGGCATGGCTGAGACAATCCAACAGGCTCAAGCCGTTACGCTCTGCGATGTTGATAAGGACGACCAAACAATCCCCGATATCGTCAACCACCGGCTGAGATAGTAGAATATTGGTTTCTAGTTCTTTGACCTCTTCGACTAGCTTGGTGTGCTGTGCGGCGTCTGTGCTGCCCGCTATTAAATTGCGGTCTCTATGCCACAGCACCACACGCGTTTCTAAGTGTTCGAAACTGTTCATCGTTCGCCCTCTTGGTCTCGTTTATAGTCTGCTAGTATTTCCGCCAGTTCATAGTTATGCAAGGCCGGTGGTTCATCGTCCCACGTTAAGTGCTCGTCGCCGTGTTCGTCCATCTTGTATACCTCTCAGTTAATTAATGTTGTAAAACAGTACGCTATACCGTACCCAATTGCAAACCCTACCGCAAAGCGCGTTATAGTGCCTAACATAGAGCCACCCGCAACCATGACGCTGACAATCTATCCGCCTCTGTTTCCAGCTTGTTGAACTGTGACCGCTCCCGTGCCTTTTTACCGTATCGCTCTGGATTCCTCTCGCTGGCCGGTGTGATATCCCAATCGGTTATCTCATCCTTTCCCTGTAAGCGCCGGTACAGTGTGGCGTTACTCATCCCCGTAATCAGAGACACCGCGTAAATGCTGTAACTAGCTCCGGTGATTAGTCGCGGGTGCTCCCCGCTGAAGATTAGCTCCTTAGTTTGTCGCATTGTTTTATACCCCATAGCGGGCAAGCATAGCCCAGTTGAGGAACGTAAACAGAGCGACGACACCCAATGACAGTGACAGATACACCACGCCATCGGCAATATGTTGCTCTATACGTGCAAGTTTCAGCGCCTTAAGGTGGGCGCTGTTTCCCTTGTAATTGTTTAACATTAGTTTTTTCTCCTATGGTTTAGCTTTCGCCCTACTTTTATGACTGCCATTGCTTTTCTTTCACTCATTCCGTGATACTCAGCAAATTTAGCGATTGTTAGAAAGTCATTAAAATATGACAAATAAAGCCTCTCTGTCGCCTCTCGTGTCGTTTCTTGTTTCATCTGTGCCTGTATCTCGCAATCAACACAACTGACGGTGGTTGCTGGTTTATAGTGGCCCATAAGCTTTGAGCATACCGCGCATTTTATTAATAGATGACTTCTCCAATTGCCTACAGACATTATTTCACCGCCTTAATTAAGCCATTGAGCATTGTAACTTCTGCAAAGAATTCGCGCCCCTTGCCTGTAATGTGCGGCCTATTGGCACCCAATAGAATGCCATCCCTCAGATATTCTTCACCGAATAGGCTGGTTTCTATGTAGTCTAGAGGGTGTTCAATATGTTCCTTCAATTCTTTTTTACTGCTGTAATTAAATATAATCATTTTATCCACCTATCGCTATCAAATTTTTGTATTGTTTGGCCATTTTACGCCCGTGGGCAATATATGCCACTACTTTAATATCTTTATTCCAACACTGGCGGCACTTTTTGCACTTGCCGTCTTGGTCGCCTGCTGGACACACTGACAGAGCCGGATTACTGTGGCTGATTGTCTGGATGATTGTGGAACTAGTGCGGGCATTCTCTACTACTTCACCATTTACGCCATCGCTAGACAATCTAACAGCAACGTTTTCGAGAGCGTCCATAGCGGCCAACACTGGCCCAAACTTGTCGAACTTCTGCATTCGAGTAGGTAGCCAATGTTTGCACCACGGCGTCGCTTGCATAACCTGTAGCACCTTTTCTGCCAGTGCTAGACTGTACAGGTCACCACTATCGAACCACCTAAAGTAGCGCTCTGTATCCAGTTCTTCGACCATATCCTGTACCCATTCGTCGCGCTTCCAATCTTGCTTATTACTGACGCGCGGGGCCTTAACATTGGGAAACCTATAGTTTCCGTCAGTAGCGTAGCAACCTACGCACGCGGGCACTAGGTCGCCGTTGCTATCAGTTGAAGCAGGGCAGGTGTCGAGAGCTTCAAGGCTCCACGATTTGCAAGGCATTTTGCTAGGCTTACTTAGTTTAATCATTGTCTATAATCCTATTGATTTTATTAATTGTTTTAATGGATGACACTCTATGCGAATGCCACCGATAAAGCAACTATGCGCCAACAATCCCCAATGTTTTCCACGATTCTCGTGGGCGCTGTTCGACTGTTGTTTCCGATATTACTCCCAGTGGCGCTATTCCTGCCTGAGCTCTGCCTATTTGGTAAGCTCTTACCTCAAGATAATCATCTGTTTCGGGCATTGGCTTGCCATCCTGCCCAGCAATAGCGAATCTATCTAATCTACATCCAAACATAATGTTCTGCCTTTAAGTTGGTTGCCCCTTTCGGGGCGTTGATTGGTTTACTCATCCGATTCTAATTGTACCAGCTCAGTGCCGTTCCGGTGTGCGTACTCTGCCAACTCTTTGACAGCACTACGCCAGTTGTTAAACGTGCTATCAGTGTAACCGTCAAACATCTCATCATCGAAACACATCTCGATAGTCGAGTATTCGTTGCACTTACCGTAACAGTCCACGCTGTATCCGTATTTGGTTTTGATTGTAGTCATAGTGTTTACCTTTTAATTTGGTTGCCCCTTTCGGGGCGTTGATTAGTCTATTTATCTTCTATTCTATAAGTCACTACAATTTTACGCTTGCTCCCACCTTGCGACCAGTCCTCTAAGATACCGTCTCGCATTGTAGCCACGTGGCCCCTAACTAGGAACATATATCGGCCAGTCTTCGGTGCGCGTCTTTCGCTTGTGGTTAGTGTTGCCCCAAAATCGTCCACCAATACCAGTTGCTTACCGCCTAACGCCATCATCATATGAATGGCAGAAAGGCTAGTGCCGGAGCGGTGAACCCTACCAGCCTTGCGGCTAAAGCTTAAGGCCTTTCCAAATGATATATCACAAGCAACCGCTGTAGCTATCACGGCACAAAAACCGCTATCGTTATAGTAACGCTGACCCACTTTGGCTAGTTCCTCAAAGGAATGTTTGAAATGTTTCACTGTTTTACCCTCTTTAGTTATTCTTTAAAAGACACTGCTAATCAATGCCCTTTAAAGAATAACCCGTATCGTTGCGGTGGTTCTAACGCCCTACACCATACCATAAAGGTTTTTCTAGGCTAACCCGTTGCAACGCTAGGTTATTCAATATGCCCGCTTAGGATAGGTATCTGCTCTGCTATTGCCACGGCTTGTAAGCCAGAGTTTCAACCCGCTATCGCGGGGAGCTTAGGGGACTGTTTCCTTCGTCGCTGGCCTATAAGTAACCGTGGTCACTGCCAGCGCTAGGTATCAATCTGGGGAACCGTTCCCCCCTTGCTTGCCCCTTATTGTATAGAGTCGACGCACGGTGTCAAACATTAGCGTGACCAATCCATCTTTATTAGTCACGAGTATGTATTGCAGTGTGATTACCTGTGTGATACAGAAGTGGTCTGTAGGTATCCTATAGCATACTCACACCCCAAGTGTACAGATATAAACGTGACTACATCCTGGCTTCTGGTCACCAATTGATTTGCCTATGTGCCTCGAGTGTGCTAGTGGTTACCCGTGACTATTGAGTGACATACGGTCACCGATTGGGCTTGACAATCCCTGTAGCCTATGATAAACAGGGGCCGGGGGCCGGTTGGCTATGCTGGTAGTGTTACGGTACCCTCTGATATACTAAAAAAGGAGTATTTAAGAAGACGTGTGTTACCATAAGTAACAGTATTGTGTGTAAATAGGTGGCCCGTAAGTCATTGATTTATAAGGGAGTTCGCGGGTACACTTAAGTACACTAAAGGGTAGTCTAAATTAACTAAAATACTTCTTGACTTCTAAGCTAAAATATGGTATAATATACCTATGTTA